CTCGAGGTGACTATCGATGCCGAGCTGTTTGGCCGGCTGATGGCCGAGATCGATCGGCCGTTCGACCTCGCGCAGCCATAGGTCGTGTTTCTCGAGAACGCCGTGCAGATCGTCGTGGCGAGAGCCGCGCCCCCTCCGCTGTGGTCGGGATGTCCGTTCTGCAACGAACCGCGCGATCGTCCGCATAAGGCTGATTGTCGGCACCCCGAGAATGTCGAGGGCAAGGAGCGCAGCGATGGCTAGCCGCTGCATCTACTGCAAGCACGCGATCGAACTGCACGCGGGCGGTTCGTGCGTCGGCGTCGATGACTGGGATTGCACCTGTCGATGCAGTGCACCGACCTCGATCGAGGTCGTCGCGACGCACGCCTTGGCGGTCGAAGGCGCTCCCCTCAGCGGCACCTGTTCTTCGTGCGGCGCCGACCTCGACGCGCTCGCTCGCACGGGCGTCACCGGTCACGTCTGCTTCGGGCCGGGCGACTCGACGAACCACCGCGAGCCGAGCTGAGCTACGGTTTAACGCGCAGCAGCCGCGCGCAGTGCTGCGGCTTCGGCCACAACTCGGAATGATGGTCGAACACCGAGCCGTCCGTCGCGACGGCCGCCGGTCGCCTACCCTCGCCACCCTTCACCTGCATGATGTCGAGCAGGTGGAACTGCGGCCGGCCCGGATCCCAGCCGACCGCACGCGACACGCCGATGACGATGGCGCCGTGCCCGATGAACGTCTTGCCGTCGAGGTGGATCGTCGGGTACGCGAGGATGTCGCCTTCCTGCGGTGCGCCCAGAGCCGGCACGACGAGGTCCTGCGCGTGGTCGGAGTCCTCGATCAACGAGTTGTAGTTCACGCAGTCGCTCACCGTGGCCCACGCGCCGTGGTTGTACCCCGGGCGCGATGCAGGCACGCGGTAGCACCATAGGAACGCCACGCGGCAATCGCCGCCATGCAGCGAGCCGTGCGTCGTCCACGGCGATGTCCAGCCCGGCCGGTAGTCGCCGCCGCCTAAGACGTAGGCCGCGCTGGCGTTGAGCGGCGATGCGAGCAGCTCGCGCGCGCGCTGGACGGCCTCGGCTGCGCTGCACGGGCGCTTGGGGGCGTCGGTCACTTCGCACCTCGCATGCACAGCGTCACCGCGTCGTAGAAGGCCGCCGTCCCAGCGACGTAGCGGGCAATCGCCTCGGCGTCAGCGGGCAGCAGCAGCCGCGCGCCCTTCGGCACGGCTACCGCCGGCCCGCCGTCGGCCAGCATGAGGACGCCGCCGCTCGGCGCCTTCGTTCCGGTCAGCGCGAACATTGGCGGCCAGTCGACGAAGTGGCACGGCGGGCGGTCAGGGGTGACCGTGATCTGCGCCGGCGGCCTCGGGGGCATCACCGCCACCGGGCACGCGGGCGCTTTCGGACAGCATCCGGTCCAGAGCATCAGGATCAGCAGCAACTTGAGCAGCCGCATCGCTTCCTTTCTTGCCGAGCTCGTCGGCTAGCTTCTGTTGCGTAGCGACGAGCAGCGCCTTCGTGGCGTCGCGCTCGGCTTCGGCCTTCGCCTTCCCGGCCAGCGCTTCGTCGCGCTGGTTCTCGGCAGCAACCTGGTTCTTCTCAGCGGCGATCTGTGCCTTGCCCGCCAGAACCTCGGCGGCGAACGACGCGCGCTCCGAGCGCAGTCCAGAGACCAGCTCGCGGCCCATGTAGATCAGCCCGCCGATCGCACCGGCCAGAGCGATGGCGAGGACGATGATCGCGGCGATCTCCATGCCTCGACGGTCGCGCTCGAGGCCGAGCTGGGTCGATTTGCTACCAGCGCGGCGGCCCCGTCCGAGGGCGACGCCCGACGGCAACTGGCTTCCGCGGCCACCACAGCCACGCCAGCACGCCCAGGGCGACGATAACGGCGCCGATGCTCCTCACCGCCGCACCTCGGGTAACCGCCCGGTGGTGAGCAGCAGGACCGCTCTGGCGAGCTTCCGGGCGTCCTCCACGCTCGCGCGCGTCGGGTCTTCGTAGATGCGCTGCGCGAGCTTGGACGCGGCGTCCTTCGCCATCGGACTCAACTCCGAGGCTCCTCGTTCCAGCAGTCGAGCGACAGGAACTCGTGAAACGAGCACGTCACCGTCGGGCACTTCCAGCGCGGCGCGACCACGCCTCCGATGTTCACCTCGTGAGTAACCGAGATGTCATCGACGCAGCCACACGCCGGACAGCTCACGAAGATGCACGGCTTGTCGACGGCGTACTGGCCGGGGTCGATCGAGCCCAGGGCGCCGAGATGGCGCTGGAGGCGGAGGCCCACGTCAGGTGGCCGCCGGCTTCGGCTCGGCGTGCGGCTTGATCAGCAGGAGCACGACGCCGCCGGCCGCGATCAGCGCCGCGTACCACGTGCCGCCGAGCGCGAGTGCGTTGAAGGCGGCCGCGGAGACCGCGCCGACGCCAGCAGCGATCGCCGCGGCCTTGCCCTTGCCGAGCCAGGCAAGCCACGAGATGGTCGCGGCGGTCCCGGCCAGCTTGGCGAGCATGACCAGCGCGGCGAGCACGGCGAGCGGCCAGCCGAGCTTGTACGCGGCCTTCTCGGCATCGAGCGCCTTCGCCGGATCGTCGCCGGGGTTCGGCAACTTGTCCGCCGGGGTCTGCGCGACCGCCGAGCCCGTGCTCGCAGGTGTGGGCGTCGCGACCGGCGCAGCGGAGCCGGTATCGGTCGTGAGCGTCGCGCTCCCCAGCGGATCAGCGGCGACGAGCGGCGTGGTGACAGTGCAGACACCGAGGGCCAAGAACGCGCAAACCAGTAGCCTCTTCATGATCATTTCCTCCTCGCCCTCTTCGGGCGTTGAACCTTCTTGGTGGGCAGCGGCTCGACCGCTTTCCCCGCGAGCTCGCGCTCGACCATGTCGAGCCGCGCCTCCATCTGCTGCTGGCGCTCGACGATCTCGTTCTGGCGGTCGCCGAGCGCGAACAGGAGCTTGGTGTGCTCGGCGAGCTGCTTGGTGTGGCTGGCCACGCGCTCGTCGAGCTTCGTGACGACCGGCAGCAACTGCTTGCCGAGGAGATCGAAGCCGTCGCGCATCTCTCCGGTCAGCGATTCGAGCCGCTTCGTCAGCTCGATGCGGTCTTCGTGGCGAGCCTTGCTTTCCGCGTCGAGACTGCGCTCACGCTGGGCCAGAAACTCGGCGATCCCCATGTGCTCGATCGTCTCGGCGAGGCTGCGCGCGCCGCTGCCACCGGCGCCCGGCGCGCCCGTGACCAGCGGCGCGATCTCCGCCGTGTCGACGTCCCGGAACTCGTCGTCGATCGAGCCCTTCACGACAGCGCCTTCGCGAGCAGGGTGATTGCGCCGCCAATCGCCGCGCTGATGACGCCGAGGATGCCGAGGATGATCTTCGCGCGGCTGTTGAGCCGGACCTTCTCGAGCCCGACCTGGTTCGTCTCGGTCTGAAGGCGCGCCTGACGCTCGGCCCGTCGCTCCTCGAGGTCGCGCTCGAGCATGCCCTTGATGCCGTGGACGTCGCCCCGGAGCTCGCCGATGTCTCCCTTGATCTCGCCGAGGTCCGCGACGACGCCATCGACGCGCAGCTCGAGGTGAGCCATGCGCTCGCTCGGCGGGCGGCTCTCGCGAACCTGCCGGAGCGCCTCGCCTTCGACGACGCCCGTACCGGGCTCGGCGACGTGGTGCGGGACGGCGAGGCCTCCCACGGGCGTATCCTTGCGGACGAGTACATCGCGGTCCCGGGGCGCCATCTCGAACAGGCTCGCCTCGACCGGCGCGACGGGTCGATTTCGAGCACGCCGCGCGCGATTTGCGTCGTCGGACGCGCGTGCTTACCCTCTGACGCATGAAGTCAGTTCTTCTCGCAGCGGTGTACGTTCTGGTGGCGGCGTGTGGTGGCGGAGGCGGGGACGACCGGCATCAACTCGTGAGCTGCAACGACTACCCTTCCGTGGGATCGGCCCAGATCACGCAGTGCGAATCCGCATGCGAGCCCCGTCCTAACCCTCCCGGCCCCGGAGACCCCGTCGGTAGCGCGTGCATGGCCACCGATCCGCGTGACGGTGATCAGGTTGAGTGTTCGAGTACGGTCGATCTCGACGGCGTTCACGGCTGTTGCTACGCAAGCGGCGGAAGCGATGCAGTGGTCAAGTTCTACGAGTGCGACTAGCCGCCGCCGAGCGACAACCCCTCGAGTCCGTCGATCGTGTGACCGCCGAAGCCCGGATTCTCGGGCGGCAAGTCGCGCCACGTGAAGTAGAAGTCCTGGATCAGGTCCACCGCGATCGTGCCGTCATCGAGCGCGCCTCGGTTGATGTTCGCCACGCGGAACGGCAGGCCGGCGATGTCCGGCTTGCTCCAGGTCAGCTTGACGACGTCGCCGATCTTCCATCGCAGAGCCGAGCGATCCATCAGCGCCGTGAGCTTCATCAGCGGCCGGCTGGTCGCGGCGAGCTCGCGCTCTGCGCAGTTGTGTGCGAGCGTCGGGTCGCAGATGCCGAGCATCTGAACCGTCTGCTCACGGATGCCGCCGTCAAGCGTTGCCGTCGAGAGCGCTTGGTTCGACGATGGCGCGGTCGCGACGATGTAGTCGTTCGCACGGTCCGTCCATTCGATCAGGATGCGGTTTGGTCGGTCGAGCCAGCCTCCGCTCGCGAACCCCCGCAGTCCCTTACAGTTCGCCCTCGTGATCTCGGGGCAGTCGGCGAGGTTGTAGTCGTTGCGGACGAGCTTGAGCACCCACTGGCCGGTTGCGACGTCGAACGAAAGCGCACCGTCGATCTGCTTGAGGATGTCGTTGATGTGGTCGCGTGCTGGCTTCGCCTGATCGAGCGCACGCGAATAGCCGTGCCCCTCGGTGAACAATGTGTGCGCAGCGTCGCGAAAGCTCGTGATGTCGATGGTTGAAGGATCCTGGCCGAGCTTGCCATCGGCGCCATCGCCGGTGAGCAGGTCGAAGATCACGTTGGCAGGATTCGAGTCGTCGCCGACACGGCTGTACGGCCACACCGCAGGCCACGCGCTCGCATCGAAGCTGTACACATACGAACTGACTTCGAACGAGTAAGTCTGCACCTGCGGCGTCAGGCCGAACACCCAGTGATTGTTGTTGGGCGAGAAGGATGTGTACGAGTCGTTGTAGAAGAGGCAACTCAAGTAGCCGCGATAGCCCGGGCACAGCGTCTTATCGACGTCGCCCTGAAAGTTGTTCGGCGGCGTGCCGAGCACCGTCGTCATGAAGTCGCCAGCCTTCGTCGTCGGGGCATACGACGACGCCGGATCGACAATGAGCTGCGTCGACTTGCCGTTGAGGAACTCGACCCAGCCGCCGACGAAGATGTTCGCGTCGATGCTGGTGACCCCTTTGACCTCGCACCGATGCCGGTTCGTGTCCTCGAAGTTCCCGTCGCCGTCGAGGTCGGGGAGCGTGACGAACGACGGGCCGCCGTCGGTCACTGGCGGGAACTGCGGTTGCAGCTTCAGGTCACCGGCCCAGATGTTGTTGATGCGATCGAGTCGATCGTCGGTGCTGAACGGAATCCCAAGCACCCAAAACATGTTGGCGGAGTAGATCGTCTGCCCGTCATGGATGCCGCCGACGGGAACGAACGTCTGTGGCGACTCAAACCACGCAAGGATCGGCTTGTTGAGCTTCACCTTGCCGTAGACCAACGGCACGACCGAGCCCTCATTTGTCTCGGGCGTCGGCACCGGCTGCGGAGGCGGCTTGTCGGGCGTATCGAACCAGCGGTGGTAAATGAAGTCGCCGACGACGATTCCGCCTGCGATGAGTCCGACGAGCATCAGTCCTCCCAGATGCCGAAGTGGTCGAGGCCGAACATCGTCTTCTTCGGCAGATTCGGCATGCCGCCGAAGTTCACCTGGTTGGTGAACTTGTCCCGGCACGTCGTGATGTCCTTCTTGCAACCCGCGTAGACGAGGACCGCGTCCCCGAGTCGAAGCTCCGGTATCGGCAGTTGGAGCGTGAGCACGGCATACGTCGTGACGCCAGGAGCCTCGTCGGCCTGCTCGGCGATCGTCATGCGCTCGCCGCTCGCGACGTGGAAGAACTCGCCAAGCTCGGCCCACGTGCCACCGCGCGAAAGAGACCCCATATCCACGCGCACCGTCCTGCCGTTGATCGCAAGCGCGGTCGCCGTGACCTTGAACGAGTCGCGATCGACGCGGCAGCGTCCGTCGTACAGCGTGCGCGGGCACGTGCGCAGCGCGCTCACCGTCGGCAGGTACTTGTTCATCTGGTAGACGCCCATCCCCTGGCAGTTGAGCGTCGCCGTGCTTCCCGTGTCGTCGACGGCCAGGGAGAGCACGACACCCTTCCAGATCTGCTCGGACACCTGCGAACGCTGCTGCATCCGCCAGAGCGTGACGGGCACCGACCGCGGCGGCACACCGAGCTGAAGCCATCGGCGCACGACATCGTGATCGACCGGCAGCGAGATCGTGAGTTGCTTGTCCGCGGCAGGCTGCGGAACCTCGATCGGCGAGCGCCTGGCCGGGATGGCTTTGTACAACGTGCTTCCGATCACGAGGTCTCGATTGCCGCAGGCGATGTGATAGGTCTCCATCGGCAACGCGATGTCGATGTATTCGACCGGCTGACCCGACTGCTTCGAGAATTCGTCGGCGTCGAACGTCACGATTCCACCTCCGCGATCTCGTCCGCCGCGTGCGCCCGCGCCATGGCCTCCATCTCGAACGAGCCGGGCTTGAACGTCACCTCGAAGGCGTCCCCCTCGAAGCGGCACGGCTCGAGCCAGCTGATCAGGTCTACGTCGACACCGCTCAGCGTGCTCGAGATGGTCAGCGTCTGCGTCCCGTCGCCGTTGTCGACCGGCGTGCCGGTGATCTGGACGTACGTGATCGTCCCGTCGTCCTGACGGATCTGCAGGCGGTCGCGCTGCGACGGGTACCAGGCGGCGAGATCCGAGTCGTCGTCGGTGCGGACCGTGAGGCTGAGCGTCCCCGACGACACCCAGGTCAGGTCGTCTCGCCAGCTTGGCAGCCAGAACATGCGCTGCGCGCCCCGCAGCGTGGCGAGCATGAGCTTGAGCCACGCCCAGTCGCCGCCGAACGCGGAGCCCGTGATCGCGACGGCGCGGCCCCACACGGGCGCGATGGCCTGCCCGATCGCGTACGGTACGCCGCCGAGGTCGAGGATCTCGGTCATCGCATTGACCGGCTCGGAGATGGTGCTGCTGTTCTCGACGCCGCGATCCCAGACGGGATGCCCGGCATACATCGTCAGCGTCGCGCCCGTGCCCATCGCGCCGCTGTCCTCGCCGCCCGCGAGGTCCTGGGTGAACGCGTCACCCGAACCGATGGACGCGGCCCCGTTGTACGTCCCGACAATCATCACGAGCGATGACTGCGCGTTGACCAGCGCGGCCATGTCGCCGAGCGTGTCGGTGTCGCCCTTCATGTGAATGGCGACGTTCGTTGGCACGGTCTCGGCGTACGCACCGCCGGCGGGATTGCTCGTGAACGTGTCGCAGTCGACGGTGATCAGGTTGCCGGCGAGTCCGCCTTGGCGTGCCACGACCCGGGCACCTGCCCATGCCGGATTGATCGTGCCGAGATCGAGGCCTGCGGCAGCAGGCGCGAAGTCGAAGATCGCCGCCCGGGCCGACAGGTTCCACGCGTCGACGGCGACGCGGTAGCGGTTGAAGTTCTGTTGCGGCTCGAGGAAGACCGCCATCGCGGGCATCAACGTGCCGCCCTCGGCGCCGACCGAGCCGGGCGCGACGTCGAGCGTGACGTGGTTGCCCGAGACGGCCTGGATGACGCCGTCCACGCTCTGCGAACGGTCCGCCGAGAGCACGACGACCCGCTGGCCGACCTCCTTCCAGTCGCAGTACGTCAGCGATGACACCGTGAGCTGCGCGCCAGACGCGTCGGCGATCGGGGTCAGCGCTTCATGCGGCAGCGCGAGCAGGAACTCCGCGCCTTGCGCCGCGTACCGGGCGAGCCGAGCTCGCGCCAGCCGCCGCGTCGAGCCGATGAGCAACGCCGCGCCGTCGTAGTGCTGCACCGGCCGGTCGAGCGTCGAGATCCGCTGCTCGGTGCCGTCGGCGTGCGAAATGACGTCGGTGCGCCAGCTCAGCGTGACCTTGAAGCCGTCCTCGAGGTCGAGCGCGAACGTCGCGACGCCGCTCGGACCGTAGCCCGGGAAGACCGTGAAATCCTCGTCGAGCCCGAGCCAGCCGACGTAGATGCCGGCGTCTTTGCCTGCGAGCCAGCCCATTACGTCGGGTCATCCACGCCGGTCCCGCTGCGCCCGGCTGCCGTGATCGTGCCGTGGTGGCTGTCTTTGGTGTCGTTGACGTCGCGGACGATGTAGTCGCTGCCGCTCTTGTTGATCGGCGCCACCGCATCGCGCGTGACGAGGAGCAACCCCTCGTTGCGGGTCAGCCCGTCACCGAGCGTGCTCTCCCACCCGTCGTTCGGGTTCATCACGATCGACGCCCGCCCGCCCGCGTTGTTGGCGAGGGAGTAGCCCGTGCCGTCGACCAGGAGCAGGATCTCGTTGTCGTCGCGGTTCGTCTCGGCCTGCGTCGCCTCGTAGGTGAACAGGCCGTCGACGCCGCGTGAGCACTGGAACGACAGGTTCGCAACGAAGCTCTGCGTCCCGGTGCCATTCGTCGTCAGGTTGATGGCCGTACCGGCGTAGGCGTTCGCGAGCGACGTCGCCAGCTTCACGTGGTCGTCGTCGATCTTGATCCCGTAGTACGGCGTCGCGGCGGCGAGTGGAGCCGCCAGCGTTCCGCCGCTGACGTTGACGAACAGCGGCCCGTCGCCCGTCTCGAGGCCGTGCGCGGTCTTCGCGAGCTGGTCCGTCGTCGAGTCGGCCGTGAACGTACCCGTGGGCGCGTTGATCGGGATGCGCTTGTTCGTCATCGTCCCGAGCGCGGTCGTCAGGTCCGTGCTGTTCGACAGCGACAGGTAGACGATCGCGAGCGCCATGAAGTCGGTCCCGCGATCGGCGAGGTCACCCGAGTCGGCGCGGACGAGCAGATCGACGCGGCGCTTCCGCGCGAGCGTCTCGTTCTTGTCCCAGATCGCCGTGCCAGTCGTGTCGCCGGTGCCGCTGCCGGAACCGCCCGATGCGGTCGCGCCGACGTTCGACGTGTTGCCGAAGATGCGCGTCGCGCCGCCCTCGACGACCGAGAACGCCCAGACGAGCTGCTCCTGCGTGTCGCCCGCCGTCGAGGTGTAGATACAGCGGTAGCGGCCCGTCGAGACCAGCGCCATCGTCGTCGAGTCGAGCCGCGAGCTCCGGTCCGTACCCGCCTGGTTGACGAGCGCGACGGTCGGCGCCGCATCGGGCGCCTCCATATTGCCGACCTCGTCGTAGAGCATGAGCTCGATGCGGTACGTACGTGTCGAGGTGTCCGGGATGTCGATCGTCTCGGGGACGACGCGCACGCATCGCGTGTTGTTCTGGATGCTGGTGACCTCGGTGCTCGAGGCGACGTTGCCGCCCACGTTCAGGTTGTCGAGGTAGCCCGCGCGTGCCGTAGTCAGGCGCGCCTGCAGCGTCGCGTCTTCGACCTTCGGGATCCCGGCGACCGTCGGCGCGGCCGCGTCGGTGCCGAGCCACTTCTTCACGTCGATGAGTGGGTAGCCTGCGACGTTCGGCGCCGCGACCGCCGACGCCGCCCAGCTCGCCACATCGACGCCCGCGCCGAGGTGCGCCTGGTAGCCGGTCGTGGAGTCGGGGTTCGTCGCCCAGGCCCGCGCGACCGTCGCAACCTTCGTCGTACCGTTGTACGCCGTGCAAAGGCGACACTGCCCAGCGCCGACCCCGCTGACGAGCTCGAGCCAGAGCCCCTTGTAGAAGTCGTCGACTGCCGACGCGGTCGACTGCAGCGTGATCGACGTCGCGGCGCCTGCCTGCGCGAGACCCTCGGTCAGCACGCTGAAGGACTCGCCGGAGATCTCGTACACCGAGGTGGCGTCCGGGTTCGTCGCCCAGTTGCGGTTGACGGTCGCCATCTTCGTCGAGCCCGTGTACGCGATGATGAATCGCGTCTGGCCAGCACCGGTGCCACCCGTGATCGTGATCTTCTGGCGGCTGTAGAACGCATCGGTCGCCGAGGCTCCGGCGGCGAGCTGGATCTGGTTGTTGCCGGTTCCGGCGCCCTGCGCGGTGCCGCTCGCGATTGCGTCGGTCGCGAGGCCGCCGATTGCTCCGGCGTTCGCGTTCGGGATCTGCGAGCCGACGACGGGGAGACCGGTGTTCGCACCGGCCGCCGCGTTCGGCAGCGCCGTGACGCCCATGCGCACGCTGTCGTAGGGGTCGTAGGCGACGACGTTGATCAGGTTCGGCGCGTCGATCGGGTCCGCGCCCGTCGCGGTCGCGCGCAGCGTCGCCGCCTTGAGCGTGTCGGTGTGCGAGCTCGTGAGCGAGATGTCGTAGTGACCATTGCCGACCTCGGTGACGGTCGGCGAGATCGACGACAACGTGTGTGCGCCCTGTTTCTTGAGCGTTACGGCGAGCGTCAGCCCGGTCTTGCCGGTCTTGCCGTCGGCCGAGTCAGCGGCCCAAACGCCGACATCGATCGCGGTGGATTGCTTGACTGGAATTCCAGGCATGGCTCACATCCTCGTGTTGACGATTCGAGACTTCATTCCGAACGAACGGCCGGCCGCCTGCAGCGCGACCACCGCGCTCGTCGCGTTGCCGCTCGGCGTGAAGGTGACGTTCGTCGGATCGATCGTTCCTGGCGTTGCGAGCCCGCCTTCGATGATCACGATGCCGCCCCCGGTGTTCGTCGTCGTGCCCGCGTCGTAGCGCTCCGTCAGCGACGAGAGCGAGGCGTTCGTCTCGCCGCTGCTAACCGGGCCGGCGTTGTCGATGTGGTACCCGAAGATCGACAGAATCAGACAATCCTCGAGGTACGTCGTCATGCCGGCCGAGTCGACGCGGTTGCCCGTCGACCACAACGTCGTGATCGAGTGGATCGGGTTCGTCTGGTTGACGCCGGTCGCCGTGTAGATGACGCCCCAGGCGTGGTCCGACGAACCGGCGATCGATGGCGCCGTCTCCGAGCCCGACGTCGCGAACCGATAGAACAGCGTCAGGTGGGCGTTCGCACCGCGCAGAATCGGGCAGCCGGCGAGCTTCGTCCAGCCGCTTGGCGTCGCGATGTCCGTGCCAGCATTCGCGACCTCGACGCAGAGCAGGCCGAAGTCACCGGCCGCGTGCCCGGCAGGCCACGCCGGTGCCGTCTCACTGCCGGCGCCCATCGCCTTGAAGACGGGAAGGCTCACGGGCTACATGCCTCCGTTGATTACGCGACTCTTGCGCTGCAGGATCGGCAGGTTCTTGTCAGCCGCCTGTAGCGCGAGCGTCAGGCACGCGAAGTTGGTGGCCGTCCCGCAGGTGAAGCTCGTGATGTCGAACGTGCCGTGCGTCGCGAGCGTGCCGTCGTAGATGACGAGGCCGCCGCCGTTACCGGCCAGCGTGCCGGCGTCGAACCGCTTGGTCAGGCTGCCGAGCGTGCTGTTCGATTCGCCGCTGGTGAGCGGACCGACGGACGCCGCGGACCACGCGACGATCTGCGCGATCAGGCAGTCGTCGACGTACGTCGTGATCCCGGGCAGGCCGGCGCTGTTGTTTGCGGCCCAGGATGGACAGGCGCCGTGGATCGGCGTGTCGGTGTTCACGCCGCTGTACGTCGAGATGACGCTCCACGTGTGATTCGTCGGACCGCTGATCGTCGGCGCGGTCTCCGAGCCCGACGTCGCGAACCGCGAGAACACGCTGAGGATGGTCGTGCCGTTCGGGTACTCGTTCCGGCGAACGAGGCTCCAGCCGCTCGGGGTCGTGACGACGGAGCCCGTGAGCTGGTGCTCGATGCAAAGGAGTGCGAAGTCGCCCGCGGCGTGACCAGCCGGCCACGACGGATTTCCCGTCGAGCCGGAGCCGATCGCCTTGAACGCGGGCAGCGTCATCGGCTATCCGTTGCCCTGCGCGACGAGCTGGTCGAGCGCGGCCTGGACAGCTGTGATCTGCGCCGCGCGCTTCGCCCGCGTCATCGCGAGGAACCGCTGCACGTGCTGGATCGCCGGATCGGTGAGGTCGACAGCGACATGGGACGTGCCCCGCGTGACGGCGTCCGCGAGGTCCTTCGCGTTCGCACGGATCGCCGCCGCGACTGCCGGTGCCGGTGTGTCGCATGCCTGAGCGATGCCCTCGAGCAGCACCTCGAGCGATCCGGTCTGCGCGACCCCTCCGTCGCGGAGCGTGGAGCAGGCCGCGACCTGCGTGATGAGCGTGGCGATGGTTCCGGCCATGACCGTAGGGTCGTGGCGAGGCCGGGGACGGGTCGATTTCGGCCGTGGTAGGCTCTACACGTGGAGCCCGGCGTTTTCCGCCCGCTGTTCGTCGAGGTCGACGTCGAGGATGTCAAGCGGCGCGAGACGTGGGCGAAGCTACGAGAGGCCTACCAGGTGCTTAGGACGTGGCCCGACGACCAGGCGCCACTGCGATCGCGGCGCATCGTGAACACTCGCCTCTGATCAGCCGCCGAGGAGGGCGCGAATCGCTGCGGGATTCCTGCGGATCACGTTCATCACGCCGGTCTCGATGTCCTTGCCCGATCGGATCGCGTGCGGGTCATAGTTCAGGTTCACGATCGTGTGGCCGGGGCCTGATGAGGAGCCACCCTTGCGCGCGGCCTCGAGCTGCTGCGGCGTCCGCACGCTGATCGTCTCGCCCGGCGTCACCCGGAAGATCGCGGTCTTCGTGTCCGGCCCGCCGGAACCGCCGACCAGCATGTCGCCGCCCGTCGCGAAGCCGGGGAAGGCGTAGCGACCGCCCGAGCCGGGCGTCATGTAGTCGAAGCCGGTCATGCCGCCGCCGATCAACCCGAGCAGGCCGCCGGTGGCCTGCTGCACGGCGAAGCGGACCGCGAGCTGTTCGAGCTCGGAGCCGAGCGATGACAGGTCGAGCTTGCCCTTGAGGACCATGTCCTCGAGCGACTGCTGGATATCCTGGAACGCGCCGGTCATCGCGTCGCGGATGTGCTTGCCGCTGTCGGTGGCATCGAGAACGATCTGCTTCCAGCCCGAATCGAGCCCGCTGATCACGTCGCGGCCCTTCGCCTCCCACTCCGCGTACTGCTCGGGGATCTTAGCGAGCTCGGCGGCGTGCTTCTTGGCGGCCTCGTCCTGCGCCTTGAACGACTCCTCGGCGAACTTCTGTAGGTCCTTGGCTGCCTGCTCGCCCTTCGCCGTCGCGTTCTCGATGCTCTTGAGCCCGTTGAATTCGGGGTTCAGATCGCGCTGGAGCGCTAGGATCTGCGCCTCGTTCGCGTACTCCAGACGGAGCTTCGCCATCTCGACGGCCTGGTCATGCGCTGCCTTGCGCGCCGCGATCGTGTAGTCGGTGTACTTGCCGACGGCGGTCGTCAGGATCCCGTAGCCCTTCTGGAGCTCGCCGACGAGGTCGATCTGCTCGTCCCAGATGTCCCTCCGGGCGGTCTCGATCACCTCTTTCAGGTTGCGGTTGTACTGGTCGACCGCTGATGCCGCGTCCCGCCACACGCCCGTCCCGTCGCGCATCGAATCGGCGAGGTGCTGGATGTCCTGCGCCGCCTTGTCGACGGGCGAGAAGTTGCGGAACGCCTGCGTCAGATCGATCGGCGCCTCGAGGTCCTGCTTGAACTCTTCCCAGCGCTGCTGGGCCGTGACCGTGCGCGCGTTGAAGTCGGCAGTCATCTTGTCGAGCGCCGGACCGGGGAGCGCGAGCGCGCGCGCGACGTCCTTGAACGACAGCTCGCCCTTCGCGGCGAACTGGACGATCTGCTGCTCCGTCATGTGGAGGTTGTCCATCATGAGGTGCGCGAGCGCGGGCGAATCGCGAAACAGCTGCCGCAACGGACCGGCGACGCGGCCGCCGGTCTCGAACGCGACCGACAGCTGCATCAGCTCCTGCGTGAGCTGGCCCGTCGACTTGTAGTCGAGTGTTGCCGCTTCCGAGAGCGCCTTCGTCAGCGTGATCGTCGACGAGTAGCTCATGTTCAGCCGCTCGGTCGCGTCTCCGACGTCGTCGAACGCCGCCATCGTCGCGTCGAGCGACATATGCAGGTCCTTCGACAGCGCGACCTGGTCCGCCATCACCTGATGAATGTCGTGGTTCGCGTCGACGAACTTCCGCGCGTGGTTCTCGGCCTCGGTCCACGCATCCGAGATGCTGATGACCTCCTTCGCAGCGAACACGGCGCCGGCGGCCGCACCGAGGCCTCCGAGGCCGCCCAGGCCGAACTGCCCGGCGATGCCCTTGAGGAATCCGCCGCCGGCCCCGCCCCCACCGCCGCTCGGTCCGCTGCCCGCCTCGGCCTTCACCTTGGCGAGCTGCTTCGCGTACTGGTCCGCGTCGATCGCGCCCTTCGCGAGGAGCGAGTTCAGCGTTTCGGTCTCGGCAGCGACCTTGCGCGCCGGACCGTGGATCTGGTCGAGCGTGTCGCGCTCGCGTTGGATCGCCTGCGCGAGCCCGGTGAACGATCCGACGAGCGCGCTGTTCTTCGCCGACAGCTCGGCATGGAGCGCAGCCGCGCGCTGCTCGGCGCTCTGCCCCTGCTGGAGCGCCTGCGCGAACGATCGAAACGCTTCGGTGAGCCCGGCCATCGAGCCCTGCGTCTGCTGGCCCTGCGTCTCGGCGGCACGCAGCTTCGTCGTCGCCTGGTCGAGCGTCGTCAGCGCGGTGCCCGGGTCGACCTTGATCGCGATGAGTTCCATGTCCATGGCGTCACCCCTGCGTGGCTAGTTGGCTGAGAACGCGTTCGGTTCTGTCGGAATCGAGCTGGCGGACGACCTGCGCGACGAGCAGCAGCTCCTCGTCGCTGAGATCCAAGCGCTTCGCCCAGGCATCGATCGACGAGAACGGGATCTCTCCGCGGATCGACGCGAAGCCGAGATTGACCGGCACGAGCTCGCGCGGCCGGTCGCTGGCGAGCATCTGCCAGCACTCGATGACGAGCGACATCGCGGCGTCACGCTCTGGCTCCTCGGCGCGAGCGCGATCGACCTGCGCCTGCAGCTCCTTGCGCAACGGCTTGTCGCCGTCGCTCTCGATCCGGGCCTGACGAAAGACACCGGCGTGCGTCTCGGACCAGGCGAGCCACGCCGCTACTCTTTTCCCAGGTCATCCGCCGTCGGCGGTGCGGCCCGGCGGAACACGCCCGGCGACGCCGCGTAGCCCATCATTGCCTCGGCCTCGACGATGCCCTGCGGACCGCGCTTGCGCAGCGTGCGGGCGAGGAACTCGCCGCAGATCTTCGCGTCGAACGGTGCCGGCGTCCCTCCGTCGAGCACGTTACGCCAGCCGCCGATCGCAAGCTTCGCGAACTGGCGCAGCGCCCGCTCGGCGTTGTCCATCGCGTCCGGCAGCGGCTTGAGCGCCAGCTTCCTCATCTCCTTGAAGAACGGCGACTCCTGGCCGGCCCACTTGAGCTCGAGCACGATCGGCTCGGGGTTGTCCTTGGGGTACCGAACGCCGGTGAGCGTCCAGTCCACCGTGTCGGGAGGCGTCAGATGTTCGAACAGGTCGTCGGTCAACTGAATCGGCATGCTTCAGCGTCGCCGCCGACCGGCGGACGGGTCGATTACGGCCCTTGCGGGGCGGTCCTTCCGGGGCGCTGGGACCGCGGTCAGCATGCCCGCTTCGCTCGGCGTGGAGGAGGCCGCCGAGCTGCAGCCCACGACGCTACTCGAAGATGCAGAGCACGTTCGCGACGTTCGTCGTCTCGTGCAGGAAGCCCGGCGAGTCGAAGTTCAGCTTGACCTGCGTGTTCGCCTGGATCTGCAGCTGGTCGTTGCGCATCGCGGTGCGCGGCAGCCGGAACGCGAACATGAACTCGCCGTTGTCCACGCAGGCGTCGAACGACAGGTCGTCGTTGTCGGTGGCCGCGTCGATCTGCGCCGAGTTGTCGAAGTACGCCTCGACCTTCACGCTCGGCATGAACGCGCCATAGATGTGGTCGATCGCGCCCGGCGTGCCCTGCACCTCGAGCGGCGTCACGTTGTTCTGGAGCGTCAGCGTCCAGTTGTTGATCTTCGCGACGAGATTCGAGCCCGCGTCGAGAAGGCGCACGAATCGAAGATCGTTGGCCGTGTCGGACAGGTCCGCCACGAGCGGCGCGAACGCCGTCGACTGCCGGTCGCCGCGGCTGACACCGCCGGCCGCCTCGCGATCGGCTGCCGCGAGCGGCTTGGTGGCGTTGCCACCGACGAACGAGACCGTGGCCGTCACCTTCTGCTTGAGCGGCGCCGAGATGTCGATCTTGTCGACTGCGCAGAAGTCGGCCTCGATCCAGCGAGTCGTGCCGTCGCTGCCGGCGTTGGGCAGCTCGAGCTCGAGCCAGACGCGCTTCTTCTGGTAGCTCGCGTTGGTGATCGCATAGTTCCGGTACAGCGACGGAACGCGCACGCGGATCGTCTTGCCGGCGCCAGCGTCGGCTCCGAGCGAGACGCCATCGGCGAAGCTGTGGCCCTCGAGCACGACCTGGTGCGCTGCGACCGACACGACCCAGGCGTAGAAGACACCGAGCGTGCCGAACGCGCAGTTCGCCGTATCGGGGTCGCCGATCTGGAGCAGCGCGCCGACCGGAATGCCACGTGTCGTGAAGTCCTCGGTCGTCGAGTTGAGGTAGCCGTTCGCGTCGATCGTCAGATCGTCGCTGGCGCCCTCGAAGCCCCAAACGCCGAGCGTCGCGTTCTCGGGCGGCGAGGCCTCGGCAACGAGCGTGCCGGTCGCGACGTGGATCGCGGTCGCGCCGGATCCGGCGGTCGTCTTGAACAGGCCGTTGTTCGCGCTGTTCGTGAAGCCTCGCGTCTTGATCAGCGTCTTCGCGGGCAGGTCGCCGCTGGCCGCGACCGTGAACGAGTCGTCCGAGCCGCCGCCGTCGACGACAGCCGTCGGCCGGTACTTGCGCTTGCTCTTGCCGCCCGGGTGCGCGCCGGTGCAGCGCATGATCGGCTCCGCGAGGATGTCGGCGAAGTCCTTGTTGAAGTCGTGGGCGAACTGCGGCTTCACCGCCCAGCCGACGACGTCACCCTTGCGCTGCCCCATGTTGGGGTCGTGGATGTTCCGCTCGACCGTCTGGTTCTCGCGCTTGAACCCTTGGATGCTGCCCTTGTCGGGCTGCAGCTGGGTCCACTCGGAGGTCGGCGCGGTGCCGAGCGTCGTCTGGGGGGCGATGCGGACGGATACGCCTTCACTGAGTACGTCGGACACGGCTGCCTCCTCGGTTGAGGAGGACAGGCTCGTATACCGGCGTCAGGCGGGTCGATTTCGGGCGGCGATGCCGCTGACGTCGCGCCAGGAGCGGCCCGCCTTGACGGACGCAATCGTTCCCTTGTTGATTGCATAGTCGCGTGCGATGTCCACAACGCGATGGCCAGCGCGTAGGCGTGCGCCGATCACCGCAGCTTCGCTCTCGGTGAGCCGCGTAGCCCGCGTATTACGCGACTGCTCCTTGCGCGTGGCCCAGCGACAGTTTCCAGGCTCGTAATCACCGTTTGTGTCGATGCGATCGAGCGTCAGGCCGTCCGGTCGGATCCCCATGTCGGCAAGGAACGCATCGAATGAGAGCCAGCGCTCGCACACGCGGATCCCGCGACCGCCGTAATCCGGGTAGTACTCGACCTTCGGATTCGTGCAGCGCTGGATCATGTCGTACCAGGAGTTTCTCGTTCCGAGCGTGACCGCGGCTGCCGCGCGCCGTGCAGCGGTCCGTCTCGCGCGCTCAAGCGCGGCGTCCGCCCGCTTCGCCTTCTCGTCGGCGATGAGGCGCTCTGTCTCTGCGCGCCACTCGGTGAGGTCCTGTGCGGCGACGTGGACGTGGCTGCGTCCGGCCGTCTTCAGGTTCGAATCGGCAATGATTGCGAACGCGCCGCAGGAACATCGGCAGTACCAATAGAGGCGGGACAGGCTCCGTCCTGGGCGCGGGCGCCTGCCGGCCAGTTCGACGACCACCATCTCGCCAAAGCGCTGCCCGCTGCGATCCTTCAGCCTCGGAGGCATGGCTGATCTTTATCAGTCCCCAATGACATTCTGCTAGCCCGTGTACGTGTAGCGGACCTCGACGGTCACCACGCGCATTGCCCACTCGCCGTCGCTCGCCGGCTTCGAGCTCGGCGCGTCGTGCGTCCGCAGCTCGCCGGATCGCTTGCGCTTGAGCACCGTGCGGACGTCGTCGGCCAGGCCGGTGAGCTTCGCGGTGCCCTCGTTCAACGGCCCGAACAGCTGCACGATGACGACGCCAGCCGCCTCGTTCATCGCGACCGGGCCCTGCGTCAGCTGCTCGTCCGTGGCCGGCCGAAACACGATCCGCGCCCAGCAGCCAAGCGCGCCGAGCTGGTCCGGCGCGTAGAGCTCGTCGTCGGTACACCAGGGCACGCTGTCTGGATCGGACGTGTCGGCCGGATGCAGCGCCTCCCAGCCGGACTTCCAGAGCGTCAGGATCGCGTTGGTGGCCTCGAGCTCGGTCACGGTGCTACCTGGTCATCGCCGCGCGCACTGCAGCGTCCTTGCCCTCAAGAAGCTTGCGTAGCGCCACGGTGCGCTCGGGGCAGCGCGGCACGGTGCGCACGGTCATGAACGCGAGGTGGCAGTACAGCCGCGAGATGTCCCGCATCGGCCCCTCGGGCAGGTGTCCGAACGCGAAATACTTGAGCATCTCCTCGCCCTGCCACTGGGTCGTGAAGTCGCCGTGCTCACGGATGCCGGTCAGCAGGTTGTCGACGATCGGCGTGGTGTCGGGCCAGTGGATCAACTTCGCGCTGACCATGCTGTTTGACCTCGCGAACTCCTCGACGAACCGCTTCGCGAGCACGTCCGGCTCGTTCGGGTGCGCGGCGTCGTAGGGGATGATCTCGCCCTGCTTCACCTCGCGCTGGATGCCGTGGCCGCCGACTGCTTCGATCTCGATCTTGAAGTTGCCCATGATGATCTCCTTCGCGGACGTGTTCCGCTGAAGTGATGCTGGCCCCGACCACCTCGGTGGGTCGATTACGCCTTCGCCCGCTTCGCCGGATCGAGCTTCCGCATGAGCCGCACCCTGCCCTCCTCGAACAGCTGCTTGCCGATCGCGCAGAGGAGATCGGGCCGCGCGTGGCACACCTTGCACGTCTCGGCGTGGTCGAGGAACGGGATCATCGACATCAGTCGCCCCCGAACGGGCTGTAGGCGCTCGCCAGGTTCTCGGCCCCCGTGCCGCCGACCGTGTCCGCGAAGGCACCCTCGATGCCCGCAACGTCGAGCGATCCGCCCTTCTCCTTCGCGCGCTGCAGCACCTGCATCACCGTCGTCTCGATCCAGCCAGCCGCCGCCTGCTTCGACGTGCCGTAGTTTAGGAACCAGACGTAGTCGACTGGGTTGGAGACCCACAGCGGGCCCGCCTCGAGCTTGTAGGCCGTGACCTGCGCGTTCGACGCGCCGCCACCTGCCGCAGTCGGCTCGGTCACCGGCTGCCCGATGGACGCGAACCAGTTGCGGCGCGCATGCCCCGTGTCGACCGGCGTTGCGCGCATCAGCGCGCGCACCAGGTCGAGCACGAGCGCAATCGCTTGCTTCTCGACCGCACGGCGCAGTTCGGCGGCGATGCGGTCGGCCTGCGGCGTGCCGCCCGGCACGAGCTAGCCCTTCGAGCGAAGGGCGCGGCGCTCGGCGCGGGTGAGCTTGGAGGCGGTGTCGTTGATCGTGACGGGCTGCTCGCCGTGATGCTCGCCCACCGTCGACAGTTCGTTGGCGCTCACCGGCGCCTGAGCCTCGGCCGGTGCGGCCTCGAGCTCGCCGCTCCACCAGCGACGCTGCACCTGGCGCTCGTCCATGCCCATCTCGCGCCACGGGAAGGGCTCGCCCTCGGCAATCACGCGGTCGCCGAAGTCGATAGTGCGCGCCGCGACATAGCGGCCGTCCGTGGGCGGGATGCGACGCTGGAACGCCAAGATGCCTCCGTTGAGGGCCGGCGCCGAAGCCCGACTCTCAACGCAAGCGGCCTCCGCAGAGGCCGTCAGCGCTGCTCGAGCTACTGGACGATGCCCGAGAGGAACGTGCCGAGGTTCGAGGACACCATCTTGTAGGTATCGTCGACGGCGCCCTCGACGTACCAGGAGCGCTTGCCCTGCTCCCAGTACTTCCAGTTGCGAACGCCCATCGCGTTGCCCGAGACGTCCTGGTCCGCGAAGCGGTAACCAGCGGTCGGTGCCATCACGGCCGGCGTCGGCGCGACGTACATCAGCAGGGCGCTCTTGCTGTCGAGGATGAAGTCGTTCGACGCCGTTGCGCCTTCGAGCGCCGAGTTGTACGTCGCCGAGGCGACAACCACGCGGTCGACCTTGAAGAACTTCGCGAGGTCGTTGAGCGTCGGATCAGCGCCGGCGCCCGGCGTCTGGCCCGCGTTCACGCGCGAGAGGATGTCGGCGTGCGTGAGGAGGTAGTCCTCGACGCTCTTGCCGATGATCAGCAGGTTCGGGAACCGCTTGCCGACCTTCTTCATGCGGGTGCGCTCGGCGAGCACGTCGGCGATCGGCGTCGAGCCCGACGTCGACCAGTACTTGTACGAGGTGTCCGCGACCGTCGAGCCCGCGCCCGCCATGTCGCGGCCCCACTTGCTGGTCGCGAAGAACGCGGCGCCCCACGCGACCTCGGAGGCGATGAGCATCACCTCCGCGACCGACTGGGCCGCGATCACGTCCGCCATCGCAGCGGCGTTGCCCTGCGCGACGAGCTCTTCGGGGAGCTTCTCGCGGTAGCCGAGCTGCTCGCAGGTGAACGTCTTCTTCGAGATGTCCCACGTGCCCTCGGCCGCCTCGGTACCAGGCGCGCGCTTGGCGGCCTTGTTCTTGGCGATCGTGTCGGTGTTGATCTCGTAGTACGTCCCAGACGTCGGGCCAGCGATTGTCGGGAACGCGGTGCGCGCGACGAAATCGGCCGGGTTCTGGAACGCGGCATTGGAGACGTTCTCCAGCACCGGGTTGCGATACATGTCCGCCGGGGTGGCGGCCTTGCGGATGAGCGACTGGCGGTTCATGGTACTTGCTCCGGTGGGTGGAGATCAGGGAAGCGCGGCGCCGCTGGTGAGCAGCAGGATGTGGATGATGTCGCCGTCCGCGCCAGCCGCCTCGAGAGCGACGCCACGCGGGAACTGGGTGGAAGCGGCGGTCTGCGCCTTGCCGCTCGCCATCGGCGCGACCTTGGCGCCGGCCGAGATGGCGGCGCCCGCGACGACCTTGGCGATGCCGCCGATCGCGACGCTCGCCGCCTGGCCGGCCGCGCTCGGCTTGTTCGTGAGGACGCCGATGGCGAGATCGGTGATCGCGTTGCACGCGTTGACCGTGTCCGCCGCGGTGGCCTCGACGAAGTAGAACTGCTTGGTGGAGAGATCGGCCGCAGCCTTGAGGCTGATCTCGATGAGTGCCTGCGTGGTCGCCATGGTCGTGTCCTTTCAGGCCTGCGCCTGGGTGGCCGCGTAGAGGGTCGCGCCCTCGGTGGTGGAGATGAACTCGCTGGTCGCGAGCACCGGGGTGGTGTTCTTCGACTTCGCGAACTCGACGAGCCCCTTGTTGAAGGCGTCGAGCGCCGGGTTGTCGGACGGCTCGAGGCCGCCGTTCGCACCCGGGGCCTTGTCGCCGAGCTTCGAGACCGCGACGAGGCCCTTGAACACGGCGAGCGCCTCGTCGTCGCCGAGGAACTTCTCGATGATGCGGTCGAGGACCTCGTCCTTGCCCGGGGCCTTGCCCTGGAAGACCTCGTTGCGCTTCGCGATAACCGCCTGCTTGCGGATCTCGGCGTCGCGCTTCGCGAGCTCCTCGGCCTGCTTCGCGACCGTGGCCGCGTTCTCCTCGGCCTGCTTCGCGAGCTTCAAGGCGAAGTCGCCCTGGCTCTTGCGGACCTCGAGGCCCGACCGCTCGCCCTTGAAGACGATCGGGTCGGCGTCGAGCGCCTTCTGGACCTCGGCATCGCGCTCAGCGGCCGACTTGTTGACGAACGCCTCCTGCTCGGAGGCGCCCAGCTTCGAGTAGTGCGCGTGCTGCGCTTCGGACAGGATGACGATCTTCATGCTGTCGTTGTCGCGCGCAGGTGCCTGACGGGTCGATTTGCTCGCGCCAGTCTCGGTGGTATTGCGCGCTGCACCCACGTTCTTCGTCGGAGAAGCACTCGCCTGCACGACCACGATCGCATCGGCGGGAACGATCGCGACGCCCGGCTGACCCTCGGCCAGAACGTGCGTGTGGCCGCTGTCGGCCAGGATGGTGAGCTGGCCGTTCTCGAACACGATGCCGTGGCTGTGCTCGCGGTCGGCGCCCTCGCTGGTCGCGTAGCGCACATACAGCGAGCCGTCGTCGCAGACGCACACCTCGTGCTGGTGGCCGTCGACGAGGTCGGTGTAGAGCGTGCTCTTGACGACGCGGCCGGCGCCCTTGACCGTCTCTCGTTCGCCCAGGCCCGCGATACTGACGGCGCGGTACGTACCGTCCTTCAGCTTCACCATCGCCTCGGCGGACGGCTTGATGGCGATCATGAGGCCGCTCGTCTTGGTCTCGACGCCGAACGCCTTCGCGATCTCCGGCGTCATCGGCATGGCGAACACGACACGACCGCCGTCCGGATCGCTGTCGTGCATCTCGTCGACCGCGCCGCCGTTCTCCATGAACGCCATCGCCGCCTTGATCATCGTGTCGTCGGCGACGACCTGATCTCCGTGGAGGTCGTAGTGCGCCGATCCGTCGGCGTTCGTCGAGGTGAACGCCCAGAAGAACGCCAAGCCGAGCTCGTCGTTCGTCTTGACGAGCCGGGCGGTCGCCTCGATCTCGGACTTGCCGCCGTCCTTGCGCTTGATCAGCAGACACTTCGCGTTCGGCTGCGCCGGGTCATCGACGAGCGAGACGAAGTCCAACTGCTTGAGCTTGAGCTTGTAGCGCTGGGCCTGTGCCATGCGGCCAAGGTGGCGCGCGGTGGCACAGCGGGTCGATTTCGCTCAAGCGACGCGGATAGTCGTCGCGAACGTGCATCTGCAGTTCGCGGTCTGGTCCGCCCCGCCCGCCGGGTCGCCCGGGAACTTCATCCGCGTCCCGCCGACGTCGAACGTGTCGCGGAATCCGACGCTCGTGCCGTCCAGCGCGACGTGGTCCGGCCTCGAGTAGCGGCCGCGCCCCGCGTGGATCCACTCCTTCACGAGCTCGTCAGCGTCGACGTCGCCGCGCGCGATCGCCTGCTCGTACGCGGCGGACACCCCCGAGTGGACGTTCCGCAGCGTCTCGGTCCTCGCGATGGTCTCGGCACGGTACTGGACCTGCGACGCCCGGTAACGCTCGACGGCGAGGTCGATCTGCTGGTCGGTCAGCGTACGGTCGGCGTCACGTGCTGCGGCGATCGTACGGTCGCTGTGCCCGCTCGACAGCTCGCGGCCGAGCGCGTTGCCGAAGTCGCCGTTCTCGAGCGCGCGGCGGTACGAGCGCACCGCGGCCTCTTGGTTCGGGGCGAGACCGATGCTGTCGCGCAAGTCGCGCGCGATGTCGCGCGGGTTCGCCGAGCGCACCGTACCGTCGTAGATGACCTGCTGGATCACCTGCCGCGTCTCGGACGCCATGCCCTGCGCGAGCTGGTACTGGTTCTCGCGGGCGGCCTGCAGGACGGCTGGCGAGGTCTGGTCGAAGCGCACGAGCGCGTCCTCGAGCTGCGAGTTCAGCCACTCGCTGGCCGTCTGCCCGGCGCGGACGTACGCGGCGTGCGTCTCGGCGGCGAACTTCAGCGCGGCGTCGTCGACGGCCTGGATCACGCCGGTGTAGTCGTGGGCCGCGAGGCGACGCTCGATCTCGTCGAGGGTGTTCTGTTGACGCAGCCAGTCGATCAGGTCGACCCACTGCCCGCCGAGGTGAGCCTCGACGATGTCGAGCAGCTTCTGCATGTCGCGCTCGGACATGGCTCACTTCCTCGCCGCGAACTCGTACATCGCACCCACGCCATCCGAAGACACCGGCGCGACGAGCCGGAACGTCTTGCTGACCTTGTCGATATCGACCAGCGTGATCCGGTCTTCGGCGATCGGAACGATACCCTTGGGCAGCGACGCGCCGATGATGCCGATGAAGCGCTCGGCCTGGGCGACGAGCGTGTCGCCGACGTTCTTAGCCGTGGCCTGCTCGATCAGCGCCTCGCAGGGGTAGCTCGTCGATGTCGGGTTCGTGCCGGCGCTGAGATTTCCCGACGAGCGCGTGCCAGGCGTCTGCTTCACGAGCGTGGCAGCGCGTAGGCCGACGGTCGAACCAACCGCCTTCAGGCCCTTGCGTAGCTCCTTCGCGATGTTGATGCCCATCAGTAGGGCACCTTGCGATCGAAGTCCGCGCACCGCGAGAACGGGTTCTCGCAGTCGCCGCTCTGGCCGCTCGCGCCGACGCCAACCGTCGCTGCGGCCAGGTACTGGCCGACGAGCCGCATCACGATCGGTGGCAGCACCGACGCCGTGCCGCTCTGCACGCTCGTCGGGTTGAAGAACTCGACGCGTGCCGATCCGGCACCGACCGCGCGGATGTTCGAGCTCGCGTCCGCGTTCTGCGTCATGCTCGCGTCGTCCGCGATCAGCACGGCTAGCTCGTACTCAGCCTGCGGGAACGCAGCGATCGCGTCGCGAGTCGCGAAGTCCGCCGCGGTATCGGCGTCCCACGCCTGCTGCTCGAGGTAGCGCAGCGCAGCGATCAGCGTCTGCTTCTTCTGGTCGTCGGTCAGCGCGGTCCACGCCGCGTAAGCGGCGCCGTACATGACCGCGACGTAGTCCTTCGCCGCGTTGAACGTCCCGTAGATAGTGACGGGCGTCGAAACGCCGGTCACGCTGATGCTCTCGCTCATCGGCGCTTCCTCCGCTTCTCGGTGACGTCGGGCATCGGCTCCGGGTCGGCCGGCGGGATATCCTCGGGCTTGGGTGCGTTCGGATCCGCCGGCACTCGGCCGCGCGGCAGCATCAGCGCGGGCGCCGGATCCGGCTCGGGCGGCAGGTCGAGGCGCTCACGGATCACGTTGCGCGCCGGGTCGTCGGGCCGCAGCCCGGCGAGTGTCATGTTCGCCAGTGCCTGGGTCGCCTCAAGCACCGCCGAGATCGTGATCTTCTCCGGGACGAGCGTCGGCGAGCACGTGTCCGGATCGAGACCGTTCGCCTTGATGATCGGCCGCACGAGCTGGCGCATCGCGCGCTGTGCAATCCGGTTGAGACCCGACTGCAGCGACGCCTGGAACACGCCGACCTTGCTCTCGTGCATGCCGTACGTGCCCGACGACGAGCCGCCACCGACGTAGGCGAACTCGACGCCGAGGATGCGCGCTAGGTCGAGATCGAGGTCGTTGATGGTTTTGCGGATGTCGGCGAGGCCCTGGAGGTCGCCCTTGACGATCTCGAGCGCCCACTTCGGCACGGTCGTGATCTCGTTCGGGTCGGCGCCCTTGAACGTCGCCGAGTCGAGGAGCAGGTACTGCTGCTTCTCGGGCGTCTTGATCCGGTTCTTCACCGCGGTCTCGAGAGCGTCGGTGCGGCGATCGATCTCGGCTTCCTGCTTGTCCGCCGGTAGTCCCTTGACGTCGTTTCGGATCTCTTCGAGCGGCGCACGTGCGATCGGCAGCCCGCCCATCGACGAGAACATCTCCGAGCCCTCGAGCGCCTCGTACTTGTGGATGCGACGGATGCGCTCGACGATCAACCGCAGAACGCCGACCCCCTCGGGGCTGTCCGACATGACACCTTCGCGGATGTACAGGCACTCACTCAGTGGGATCGGCCACAGCTTGCCGTCCGGCGTCTGCTGCTCGACGGAATCGAACGGCATGTTGTCCGCCGCGCGCAGCCACCGGAGAATGGTCGACATCGGCCGATGGCCGAGCTCGTTCACCGCGACCAAACCGTCGGGGCGCCGCGCGAGTGAAAACGCGTGGATCGACGCGCCGTGGAAGTAGCTCATCGCAGCACGCGCGACGACCTCGTTCCACGGCTCGTCCAGGTCGGCGTCGAGCAGCCCCTGCTGGATGACGTCGACGCCCTGCTTCGCACCCTTGCCGCCGGCGGCGTTCTCGTGCAGCGACCACTTCGCGCCGGACAGCAGCGCGGAGCGGAGCAAAAGAGCGATCGCGACAGGCGGCCGCGAGAACGCGTTCGCGTACTCGACCCACTTCCGCGTGCCGGACAGCGACGACGGATCGCCCGTCTGGACCCACCCGCCGTAGGCGATGACGCCGGTCGAGCCGGGCGCCTGCTTCGCCTTCGCGACACGCGCAGCCTGATTGCCCGGTGCGAACCGTCCCTTGGCCGTGCGGTCTCCGTTCACACACCGTGTGTCGCCGATGCTGTGCCGATGGGTCGATTACAGCACGCGCAGCCGGCCGCCCACCGGCGACGCCATCGAGGCGTGCGCGACCGCCCGCGCATACGCGCGGGAGCACGCGTCGATGATGTCCTTGAACATGCCGCGCGGGAACGACTTCGCCTGCTGGATGAACGGCTTGTTCCACGCGCCTCGCACGAGCACGACGTTCTTCGCCTTGCACTGCGCCGCGAACGGCATCGCGCGCGTGTCCTTCGCGCCGTCCTCGGGCGAGTACAGGTACGTCCGGCCGTGCAGCCGTCGCGCGAGCGAGGTCACCAGGATCTTCGCTGACGGCCCTGGATCCTGCGGCACGTCGATGATCGTGTCCGGCGAGTCGGCAAGCGACACCGCGACGAGATGCTCTTCGAACCCGGCCGCGTCGATCCGCTCGTTCGTGACGTCCATCAGGTACACGGTCCCGTTCGACGCGATCCGGATCTTCGCGCTCGCCGTGAACGGCGACTTCGGCCCCTTGCTCGCCGCGATGTCCCAGCCTCGGACGGTCACACCGGCTGGCACCTCGTGCTCGTCGCAGAACCTGTCGAACCACGTCTCGTCGAACATGCCGCCGCCGCGCGGGACCGGCACCATGTCGAGCTGGGCAGCGACGGCGTAGTCGCCGCCCTCGGCGCTGAGGGCTTTCTTGAGCCGGTCGACGGACTCGCGCGGGAACCGCTCGGGGAACGCGAGCTCGCCCTCCTCGCGACGCGGATCGCACCAGCCGATGGCCGTGCAGCGGTCCGGGTAGTGGATGTACGGGTGCCCCGTGCGCCACTCCATCGGGATGCATAGGTGGCAGTCGACGAGCTCGTTCTCGAGCAACAGCCCGGCGACGTCGCGCTCGCCGGTGCGCTGCATGATCGTCACGCCGGCCACCGTGCGCTCGTCGTTGACGCGGGTCGGCAGCACCTCGGTGACGAACAGGCGCGCTTCGGTGAGCTTCGCGTCGCTGTCGACTTCCTTCGTGTTGTTCGGATCGTCGAGCACCCAGCGGTCCCAGCGCTTGCCCATGACCGTGCCGCCGATCGACGTGGCGAGCGCAGAGCCGGTCTCGGTCGTCTCGAAGAACACCTTGGTGTTCTGGTCCTCGGCGATGGCGACGTGCGGCCAGAGCTGCCGATAGAGCTCGCTCGAGACGAGCCGCCGGAGCTTCACGTTGTTCGGTTCGGTGAGCGCGGACCGGTAGCCGATGAAGCCATACCGCAGGTCGGCGCGCCGGCGCGGGCCCCACTCCCACGACGGCCAGAACACGCACGTCTCCAGCGACTTTCGGAACCCCGGCGGGACGTTGATCAACAGGTACTTGATCCGCCCGTTGGTAACGGCCTCGAGATGCTCGTCGATCGCGTCCATCGCCCAGCCGCCCACCAGCGGCCGGCTCGGCTCGATGACGTGCCACATGAGGCGCGTGTAGTTACGCAGTCGTTCCTCGGCGAGCGACTGGCTGATCTCGGTGCTGTAGCGCTGGAGGTCGGCTCGCGTGAGCCGCGAGAGGTCGAACACGTCAGTGCTCCGTCATGCTCTCGGGCTCGCCGAGATAGCCCAGGAGCTTGAGCATCGCGGCCTGGAGCTCCTCGCGCTCGGACTCGGGGACGCGCTTCCAGTCCACCGGCGGCGCCGCGCCTTCCTCGAGCACGACGTGCTCCTTCGGCTTGCCGAGGAGCCGAACGCCGACCTCCTGCTGGGCGTAGGTCCAGACGGAGTCCTTCGTGCCGCTCGGGCCCGCGAACGCGACCGGCAGCAGGGTACGCCACCACTGCGCGCGCGCGTCCTCGGGCGTGACCGGCAGGTCGAGCGCCATCGCCTCGCGGATCGCCTCGCGCAGCCCCGCGATGAACCCGTCGGGCCCGAGCTCGGCCAGCTTCGCGGACGCTTCGCCGAACCACTCGTCGAGAACGCGGTGCAGCTCGGGCAGCGTGCCGATCGCGACCGCCCGCTTTAGGTCGTTCTTCAGCGAGATCTTCCCGTTTGGGTTCCCGCTCCGGCCCTTCTCGAACGGACGGCCCGCGCCGCGCTGTCCCGGCCGCTTCGGTTCATCGCCCGACATCGCCTAAGTCTCGCTCTCGTCGTCGGAATCGCCGATTAACTCGGCGATCGTCGTGGGCAGCGCTCCGCCGTTCCTCCGAGCGATCACGAGCGCCCACTTCGCGACGAGCAGCCACCGAGCTGCCGCCGCTTCGCGCGTGTTCTGGCGCTGGATCGCGGGCACGAGCTTCTGGTACTCGGCGTCCGCGTCGATCAGCGCGTCCACCGCGACCGGGAAGTCCTTCTGGACCTCCTCGAGGTCGAGCCGGTTCTCGTCCTCGATGCGCGGGCGTCCGCGCGTGCCGCCGCGGAGCCGCATCCGGCCCGCGTTCTGCGGGCTGTTGACCCAGGCGATGAGCCGCGCGGCGATGCGGGCGGACTTGTTCTCGACTTGGCGTTGGACAGATCCGCGGAGCGCCTTTCGTTCCTTTGCGACGCACGCCGAGCAGCGCTTGAACCCGGGCCGGCGCTTGGCGGCCCCGCACTGCGTGCACCGTTTGGCGCGCGCCCAGGCAGCCCGCCGCCGGGCCTTGTACGCCGCGTCGTACTGCCGCTGACGGCGCGCGTGTTCATCGCAGTACTCGGAGTCGTCGCGTGGCTCGACGCGGCAACCACGCCGCTTGCAAGCGCGTTTCTCGACGTGCGGCTGGACGGATTCCGGCACGGCCTCGGAGACGATGGGAGCACGGGTTGCCGAGGAGAGCGTCATTGGGCACCTCGGGTGAGCTGCAGGACGACGCCGACCAGCATGCCGACGATGATCGCCAGCACGGTCCACTCCAGCGGGGTCAGCTCTCGGAGCCACGACCAGAGACGGCGCCACCAAGGCAGCGGCCGCGACCGCGTGTCCAGCTCGATGCGCTCGGCCAAGCGCCGGAAGCTTTCGCTCACCGGTCGGGCGTCGTAGCGCAGCGTCACCATGGCAGGCCGTCCCACGTCCGGCGCACCGCACACGCGGCAACCGGCAAGCCCCATCACGAACTCGTGGAAGCCGCGAGCAGCACAGCGCTGCTGCGTGTCCTCGTCCCCGGGGTCGCGGTCGGATCCGGAGATCTCCCCGCTCTCTACTTTCGATTGCCGCATGTCAGCCCTCGCGCGTATGGTGGTTGCGCGACTGAAGGGCTGGGGAGCTCTGAGGACGTAGCGACCGGCTCGGGGTGGAAGCCGTGACGGCCGCGCATTGGGCTAAGGCGGGCCGCGGCGCAGGTACAGCGCGTCTCGGCCCCGATCGCTGCGCGGCGCGACCCACGAGCGGATGATCGACGGCGAGATACTGAACGCAACGCCGAGCCTCGCATACGTCAGCCGGGCGTTGCCGCGGAGCACGCGCGCCAGGTGCGCCTTGAACGCGTCGCCGACGATGCAGGCCGCATGGCCGTCGACCTGGCTGCCCGCCCACCGCTTCCAGTGCCGGCCGCAGTAGCGGCAGGTGTTCTGCGGCACCGCCCACGAGACGTGCACCGCGAACCGCTCGGCGCTCGCGCGGGCCTCGCGGAACAGCGCGACCAGGGCGTCGAGGGTCGCGTCGCTCACCGGGCACCGCCGATCAGCGAGAGCCGCTCGCCGCGCGCGACGGCGCGCATCCTGAGCAGCAGGTCACCGCGCTCGAGACTCGTCGGCCACCAGTCGGGATCGTCGATGATGACCTGGTGCGGCGTGTAGCCGAGCAATCGCTCCTGCAGCCGGTGGCGTGTCGCCGCGAGGTCGGCAGGGTGGACCATGACCAGCTCGTCGACGATGCGCCGCTTCCATTGGGGGCCGTAAACGCGATCGGCGATCTTCGCGTAGTCGGGCGCCGGCACGAGCACGCGTGGCAGGCTCTCCACCGGCACGATCTCGCCGCGCTCGTCGAGCAGCAGGTCGCCGTCGTCCCAGCGCGTCGGCGCGTGAAGTCGGACCAGCCCGGCCTCAACGAAACCGGCGAACGTGCGCACGCGGTCGAGCTTGTCGCTCACACCCACCTCGCCCCGCACCGCCGTCTTGCCGTGCCGCGGCACAGCCAGCTGCCGTCGGGCTGCAGGTAGATCAGGCCGCCGCAGTCAACGTGCAGACCGACGATCACGGCTTCACCGTCCGGGCGGTGGGCAACGCCGGCTGCTTGCGCAG